TCGATGACGATGCCATCGCCATTTGAAGGACTGCTTAAGTCTTTGGCTTTAGTGGAAGTAACTTCCTCGAAGCGATTATTCGAGCATTGAAAGTTAAGTTTAATCCCAACCCATGAGTCGTCAATCAGGACTTTCTTAAAAGTATTCCCGTTACAGTTCCTCATATTAAGAGAGTGGACATTCCGAAGGTCAAGAAAAGGAAAGATGCAGTTGTGAACGTTTTCTAAGTAGACCCCAAAACAATTTCTAATCGTGTACTCATCAAACGTGACTCCGATTACTCCGACCTTATAAAGCCCTGTTTGTCGGGTAGATGAATTAATGTCGCTATGAGCCATGCCTTTATCTATGGTTATCATTTAAACCTCATCAAAATAGCTTATCGAATAATGAACTAAAACCGCTGTACTCAAACTTAAACTGACTGCTGTGCCGGATCGGCTGGCAAATAAGAAATTAGGCGGTGAAACCGAAAGATTTGCGCCTGCACTTGCTCCGGCGGGAGCCATAAGCGTATCGCGCCACAACTCCAAACCATTCGCAACACCCCCGGAATTGAATACACAAATCACCTCTGTTGGGCTAGTCGTCGTGAGGGAAAAAGCGTAAACCTTAATCCTGTTAGTCGGAGTTAATGAGATAGTGCCATTCGTGGCAGAAAGAGTCCCTGTTGACCCTGTTAAGGTTCTCCCGACTATCGGAATAGTCGAAACAGAATTAGTCACCGACACGGCGGTTGATGACAGAGAGACGCTCGGCGTGTTGTCAATCGTAACTTTGGTGGTGCTTAGTGACGCCGTAACTACGGTGGATGTTAAAGAAACATTCACTGGATTTCCAACAGCATTCGTTATGGTCGAGGCCGTTGATGAAATCGTGACAGTTCCGACGGTCATATTTACCAAAAGATAGCCGTTTGCATCGGCTAAAACAGGCCATGCGTCTGCGGCATCGGAGGATATGCGTTTAGCATAAAGGACAGCCCCTTCCATGTCTTTCGATTCTAAAACTCGTCTAGGATCTTTAGCTTCTGACATTAGCTGTATGACCTCGCTGGGTTACCCGCGCCGCCGTATTTGGATTTTAGCCAGTAATCATCAATGACTTCCTGATGGGTGCCTGTCTGTGAATCCTCGGCCATTGCTTTTGGAAGAGTAATCTTTTCGTACTTCTCAAGAAAAGCTTTGGCTGCGACCTTGTCATTTAAAATCATAAGAGCGATATCAGAACACAATTTATCTATAAATGCGTCAACGGCTTTCTGTCGCCAAAGCCCCATGTCTGCATGGTCGCGTGTCGCAAGCGTTCCAAGAGTGGCTGTATTTGAAATAATATAATCCCCTTCCTCACGCCAAATTGCTTCAAGGTCGCTCATTTCCCATATTCGCAAGATATCTGATGGCCGAGTGTAAACGTATGATTCTTCATCATGCAGCCATTGGAGGGTCGTCGTGGCGACTGTCACAAGCGTTGTTCTTGTAAGCGAAAAATTCCACCGGCACTCCGTAAGAAAGCTCTTTCTGGATATCTCGAAAACGTCGTTTAAAGCCCTGGCATTTGGCGTGTCTTGAGTGAGACCTGTAATCGGTGAGGCACCGCATAGAACAAGTGCTTTATTGCAAATTGAGACAGTGGTGTAGGTCGCCATGGAAACTCCTAAAAAAAGATAGACGGAGAGCGTTTTTTAAACGCCCCCCGCCGATCTTTATTTGTTACGTGTACCGCACGATAGACTTGACGGTTCCTGTAGTCATTGTCGAGATCCAGTTGTTCAGCTTGACCGAGACGGTGACTTGCGTCCCTGCCGTAACGAACTGATACCCACTGAATGCCCCCAAAAACGCTACCGAAACGCCTGTCGTTGTCGGACCCGCATAGCCACCACCACCCGGAAGACTGATGCTCGACCGAGTCAGGTTATGGGTAAACGTATGCGGAGTCAAGAATGTATCCACATTCGCATCGGTTGAAAATCCAATCGACACCGTCCCGCTAGTATGCGAGCCAGTAGTTAGAATCTCAACATCGATGCCAGTGATCTTCTTGTTGACCGGCAATACGGCGATATCAATCGTGGTATTGGTATTCGTGAATGCGATTGTGTAAGAATCGATCCACACCTTCTCCACGGTTTTGATATAACCGTCGGCGATAATGTTATCGCCAGATCCACCTGCGTTGTACTTTGCTACATTGGCTGCTTCTGCCATTTCAACTACTCCTCTCCCCTATAGGGATTATTCACTCGTTAACTGAACTTCAACTACACGGGCTTCTTCCAACCGGACAGCGCCGATATTCAGCTCGTAGTAGACCTGCCACGAATATGACAAGTCAGTACGTTCATCGGTGCGTACAAGCGGTTCGGCACCCATTGCGAATGCAATACCATAACGTTGCATTGCAAAGCAGCTCGTCACCGTTCCGGAGGACGAGAGGTTGTTCGAGACGATCCACTTGAAGCCCATCCAGGTATCAATATCCCCACGGACAAGCGCTTTGACAGCCGCATAGTCCGAAGAAGTCGCCTGGGTGGTATTCAAGAGTGCGTCCAGACCTTGAGGAGTAATGACGAAGAAACGATCTTCTTCTTCGACATCCTCTAAGTCCAGAACCCTCTTGACTGCCCTAACGCGAGCGAACGTCAACGTTGCCGCCGTGCCTTGTGTCGAACTTCCGGGTGTTGGATTGACGTGTGCCGCGATGGAGGTAGTTCCGAGCGTGATGGTGGTAGATCCGGTTTCGCCTGTATTCGCCGTCGCTAGGATCTGATTGGCGATGACAGTATCGATCTGTCTGCCAAGAGACTGCGCGGCCGCGATGGTATAAGCGGAACGTGGATCTGAGAGCATACGAAGTTCATCACCACGGTCGAGCATACGATTGTCGTGGTAATCAACCATTGTCCCCCTTCTGCGACCCAGGTTTGGATCGTTGTTGGGGGTTTGGACGTTTCGTCCACCCTTCGTGGACATTGCCCATTTGCCAATCTGGTCTTGAAAAAAGACCTTTGCCTTGACATTTGGTTTAATGTACACGATTGGCATAAGCTTCGCGTATTTCTGCTGTGCCAACTGCATAATATTCGCGCCATACGCCTGGGCATAAACTAGTGATTGGGTATCCGCCATTTTAAGACCCCTCCTCGTTTTATGAGTTTAACCAAGCTTTGGATTTGATTGTCCTCTCAAGGAGGGTCGCCTCTTTTAGCGAACCTTGCCAGGCTATTTCAAGTTATCTGGCCGATCACTTCAAACCTTCGGGGGCTTTTAAGCTTATCCTCTGGGTCTTCTTGCTACTCCAATTAAATTATTTACAAAATCAATCGCCCTGTCTCTTTCAGCCCGAGAAGCTTTCTCGTTGTTGTACGGATGATTCATATCCCGACGGATAGAATCTATCTCGGCTTGCGCTTCGTCAGGTGTTAATGAATGCCTTTGATACTTAAATTCACCGATCTTATTCTCGGCGAACTGATCTCCGATCATCGCAAGGAACTTGACTCCACGCGGGTCAGAAGACAATGTGGCTGTGATGAAATCATTCGTCTCTTGGTTTTCAGAAAACTTATTGATTACCATCTGCCCCAATTCTACTTTCGACTGGTAGGCATCACCCCACTCACCTTTCATTTGGTTGATGAGACCAGTTATCTTGTCCTGTTGGTCTTTCATGGCTTTTGCATAAGCTTGTTTGGTCATTTCGGTATAAGCGCCCCACAAGCCTTTCGCAGCGTCAGGTGTAAGCTTCTGTTGATGGACAATCTCAGAGAACTTCGCTTTATCAAAAGCGAGTCCCTTCATTGATTCCGGGATCTCCACGTCCGGGAGTCCGTAACCCTCTGCCTTTTCCGGGATACCCATAGCCTTTGAGAAAATCTCCCAAGCGACTACATCATCTTTACTTTTTGGGATAGGAACCTTTTCATATCCCAATAGCTTTTCGAGTAAAAGATGACTTTTAACGGCTTCGTTAAATCCTTCTTTTGTATCCTCGAACTTCTTCATTGAGGGCGCGTTTGCAAGGTCTGGTGCTAAACTGGCTTTCCAATTAAACGCTACTGGTTCCGGCGGTGTTACGGGTGGTGTTGATGGGTCGGGATTGCCCGGCGTTATTCCCGGATCGGGATTATCCATTTAGAACTCCTTTTGTTGTGCTACTGCGACGATTTGGTCAGGTGTTAATTCAAGAAGCGTCTTAATCGTCGCTAAAACTGCACGCTTCCCGTGTTTGATTAAAATCATGTTTGGGTCAGTCTCTTCAAAGTCATACCACCCGCAAATTTCTTCCAAGAAAACAATAACCTCTTTTCCTTGCGGCGTGTCTAGTGAAGCCCGGAGGTTTGACTGCAAAGCCTTTACAGCGACGATACTTTTAAGGTCTGTCATTTTATTATCCACCTCATTTATTAGTTTCCTTCGCTTTGGCGAACCCTGCGTCAGCTTGCCCGGCGTTCTTGGCAATCTCTGAGCCGGCGTGTAGAGTAGCCATTTCTTCTTGTTTTAAGGCGGCCTGGGCGCGTCCTTCTCTAATCTGGCGTACTTCGTCGTCATCCCTTAAAACCTTCACGGGTGCGCCTGTAATAGACCAAACCTCATCTGTGACCTTGTCAGGGTCAATCTTATCCAAGACTTCAGGCGAAAACTGAGCCATGTTACCTATCATCGTAAGACCCGTCACAAGAGTATTCAGTTCTGCCCTGCGCTGGGCTTGAGCAAGAACACCAACGAAATCAATCTCATAACCGGAACTCATCAGAAATTCAATCGGTGGATCTGGCAGTTTGCCGCGTCGTGCCAAGATTCCAATTGTTCTTTGGATGATTGGGCTTATTACTTCATCCAGGTATCGCCCTACAGCGGGACCAAGCATTGTCATTTTCTCATTGATTCGTTCCATGATTTCAGGGTTATTCATGTCTTTTGTGATGTTCGAGAAAGCAAGAAATACATCGTGGTACATCAGAACTTTTACTTTGCTTGCATAATACTCAACGGCTTGAAGGCCAATACCCGGATCTCCAAAGTTCCCGAAGGCAAATATATCTTTACCTGAGTCCATCGCTTCTTTCTTATAGGCATTGATAGCCCTTGGGTTCATGTTGAAAGGCGCTAAAAAAGCGTTGTGAGGCACGGCGATCGGGGGGTCGGTGTGTTTCATCATGGTTCGGAGATTTGTCTTTGCGATGGCGTTTAAAAGCCTCGCAAATGGCAAAGCCTTCATAGCTGGAGAGAAACCCCACGGAACAAAAGGCCTTCTGTCAAAACGATGCGCGAACGCTGGAAACTCGTTGTAGCCAGATTCATCCACAATCATCCGGCCTTTAATGTCAATCCACACGGCCTCGATTGGGAGGTTTCGCTTGTCTTCTTTTTGGATTTCACGCGCATAGCGCTCACCGATAAAAAGTAAGAATTTATGCTTAACGGATTGGCCTTTTCCTTCCCTAATCTCCTGTTTCATCTCGGAGGATAAAGCATCCTCGCCCCACTTGCCTGCGGCTTGCTCTGAGGTGTACTCAAACTCAATGTAGAATTTGCAGACGCGGCCTCTCGCGTCTTCCACGATCACGCACTGCTTTAGCGGCATATTGTAGAAACGAATATCATCTTCAACGTCTTCTTCTTCAAAAAGACAGGTAGTCCCATACACTCCGCTTGATTTGTAGGCAGGGAACATCTGGTCATAGAAGTTTGAGCGATTGAGGGCGTAATTGACTTCACTCATTACGTCTTCAAGAAATGCGCTGACCGCTTCGTTTGATTGAAGCTCGGGATCTCGGGACCTAAGTCTTGACCATTTGGAAGTTGGAGGAGTGAGATAATTCATAAACCCGGACGCAAATACATCCGAAGCTTCAAGGGTCGTAGAATCCCAAAGCATCGATGGGTCAAGCTCATTGCCCATCGAATAGGTTTTATTTACGTCGACTGATTCGATGTAGAAATAATCATGGAGGGTCTGCCAATAACTTTCAAAGTTACGGCGTTTGGATAATTCTTGTTCGTACTGCTGGATTAACTCGTCGGCGCGGGGCTTTGAGACTGGCTTGGCGGCGACGGATTGATCCTGAACATACGGCATAAGAACTCCTTAAAGAGCTTGAAAATGCTCTTTGGGGTTATCTCTATGACCATAGGCTCATCCGGCGAGGCCGGAATCGACACCTGTTTTATTGGACTATTTGAAATTGGGGATGCTACGTTTGAAGACATATTCAATGCTCGTTTTCTATTCCATTCGCTGTCTGGATTGCACCGTTCGGCCCAACCCATTACAAGTTCCTAATATAATGCGTTTCAATTGGTTTAAAACCAAGCTTGTTATAAATTGCTTCAATCCGCTTGGATTTCATACTCTCCAAGACTGACATGATAATATGACTAAACCCAAGCGATTTCAACATAATTTTTACTTTCTCAATGAGATAAAATCCAAAATGCCCATAAGGTTTCTCAACGTACCAAATAATCTCCTGAAAGAATCGCTCGTCATTCAGCTTTGACTTTATCTCCACGCCAGCCAGAACGCCAACGCATTTGTCTTTATTGATTAACAGAAACGTCAAATCCTTAAAATTGATTAGCGTTTCCGTGATTGCGTCTTTTAACGGTAGACCGTAATAATCCGTTAGATATTCCGAGTGAAACTTTTCAATGAGTCCAACAACATCTGAAAAATACTTCTCGGAATATATCTCGACCCTCATTTTATGGCAGAGTAGATTTTCACTACCGTTAAAAGCTCTGGTGCGTATCCAGGCATCATCCGCCCGATGACAGGTATGCCAATTTTATTGACCTAAAAGCGTCTTCCTTGCCACCTGTGCTTCACCCGCCACCCCGAGGGGCGAGGTATAAATACTCTGGGTCATGGCGGCTCTTTTCTTTTTGATTACTTCACCAGCTTTGCCTGCCGCGGCCTCCGCGCTTGGAGGCTGAGGCAAAGGAATTGGGCCTGATGTGCTTACTTTTCTACCTCCCAGCATAGATGAAGCCACTGCTGCTGTTGTAGTACCTAATAAAACACCAGTCAATATAGCCGCCGTAGTCCCTAGTGCCATTTATCTCACCCCTTTAAATTTTCAGCGTATTCCAGCCAGCTTGAATAAATTATCCTCATGCGCGTATTGTGACACGTTCGGTTCGTATTGTCTATCCTGTTTTTGTTTAACTTGTCCGATTAAACTCACGGCCATTATAAGCGAGTCAGCTTTATTGGGAGATTTAATCCCTTCCTTGCGGAGTTTCTCCTTAGATATTAAAATCCTTCGCCCATCAGTCATAAACGTATAACGAAGCGTCAGGAGTTCTTGGCAAAGGCTCTCGTCCACCAAAGAGATATGACCCTTCATAATCATTTCTTTTAAAACAAATACGCAGTGGGTTCGTGGATTGCCAAAATACCGGTTTTCATCATAGGAATATTGTTTATTTCGAAAACCTTTGTATTGATCTTCAACATCTCTGATATTTGCATTTATCACATCCAAAGGGCCGCCACCAATACCATCCTCATCAATGATTTTCCCGTCAGCTTGAAGCTCTGACGTAATAGATATAACTCGACCTATAGTATAAGCCAAATCCCTTTTTTCCCACTGATCGACATGCCTTACCTTCCAAATTAAAGCCCCCATCTGCTGAATGCACACGGTGGCACAAGCATCGTTACCGTATCTAGCTATATCATAACCTACCAACCGGATACCATAACCCTCACGGTGTGCATATTCGCGCTTCCTGGCTTCCTCAAGCTCTTGAAATGTGAAAACAAAATCATCCTGTTGGGTAATATCATCATCATTCAAAATATACTGTTTGTAATGGTTAGGTGCTTCGATTTCTTTTGCTCTACAATCCAATATAAAATCAGACGGTAGGTTTCTCTCGTTAGCAAATGTGGTTGCCGTGAAACACTCGTATTCACCTTTTTTATAATAATATTGCCCTGTAACCAAATCAATCTCTTCACGTTCAGAACTAGCCATCCATAACTGATGAATCCAGTTATGACCATTCGCATTAGCAATAATGATCAATGGACGTACAGTCGCACCATTATTTTGTCTTAAACGATCACGAATAAACTGAAACTGTTTGTCATCCTCAAATTCTTCAGCCTGTTCGATACCGGCAATACCAAGATTGATATTCTTTAAAACCTCAATCTCAGCGGCATGGCGGAACATGATTTTTGAACCACAGGGAAGGGTGTAATTTTTATCACTCCCAACTTTGCAGGAGAAATACTGTTGGAAATCTTTAATTGTAGAGTCGTGAAGATCGGTAAATTCCTTACGGACGATTAATGCAGTAGTACCTGGATACTTCTCACAATATTGATAAATCTTGACGAGCATAAGGAGAGTTTTCCCAGTGCCAATCCCTGCCTTGCAACAAGGAAACTTACTCTCGCACGATAGAAAGCGGTCTTGGTAATCCCTCGCTCGAACCTTGATCTCCACGCTCGATAAACCTCTCTCTAATAATAATGACTTTCTCACCGTCAGGTTTAGTTTTTGAATCATCTTTCTCAAAAATATTGAGTATTGCAATCGCAACCTTTATCTTATTTTGTTGCTTAAACTTATGAAAATTGTCACATAAATATTCATAGCCTATTTCATAGAGACTTTTCTTCGCTATTTTTTCTGTAAGATTGAGGTCAGCCATTGTATTTTTTTAAATATTCAACAGCTTTCAAAAGCATACTGGGATTATCATCAAAACGACCTAAGGCCGTATTACATTCAAAACACAGTAGCCCACGAACTTGTTTTGTCTTGTGACAATGATCAACACCCAACGTTAAGGATTGATTACATTGATGTACACCACAAATCGCACAACACCCTTTTTGGGAATCAAACATCTCATTATATTTATCAATCGTGATACCATACCAACGCATTAAACTATGGCGTCTGCTTGATAAAGTCTTCTGGATGGGATGGTTTTCGTAGTATTTTCTCTGATAGGATTTTTGCTTATCTGGATTTGCCAATCTATAAGCTTTATTTAATTCATAAATACGGTCAGCATTTTTTTGTCGCCATTCTTTTTGTTTGGCAAGTTTTACTGAGCGCGTTTGACTCATTTCTTCCTAAGCACCTTCAAGATTTCAAAAAGTAAATTGGCTTCCACTGAATCCGAATCTGTAAACTGGTTGTCTCTGCTTCTGATTGTTACCCTTTTACCGATTCTATTTACTTGGATCTCGTCGGAAACAGAAAACATGCTGAATGGGCCTAGCTTTCTTGGTTCTACCATATAGACCTCCACGCGTATAATATCACTTTGGTTTTACTAAAGCAATATCGGTAATTTTCCACGCCTATGGTTATCTATAAATTCTGCCGCCTCTTTCTCTTGACCAGGAACAATATTCTGCTCGGCAAGCTTCAGATATTCATCAGCCTCTTTATCATTCTTCAAAAGCCGTAGACAAGTAGAAATGTTAATCAACAACTTAAACTCATTTGGGGAGATAAGCTTCGCCATCACCCACAAAATAAGGGCTTCCTTGTAGCTTTGAGTGTCCCATCGCTTCATGGCGCGGCAATGCCAAGCCCACCATGAGTGTGGATCTTCAATAATTGCGACCTCGGTAATATAATATTCGTCCTTATACATGATAAGCGTGTAAAAAGTTCGCGTGGCATAGAACGCAATAAACGCGGCGAATACCACGGGATACGGCGATATCACTTGCGCGAGCGCGTACATCAAAAACACATTCGGAAGCGCGGCAAAACGCTCGGCGATCTCTTGATTTGCCCTCACAATATTGCAAAACGGAACGATGGTAATAAAAAACGCGAGGAACGCCCATTTGAGCGTATCCCAAGGCGAAACGCACACCCAGACCACCCAAGCTGAGATAGCAATAAACCCGATCCAAAAATACCGGCATAAAGTATAATTCTTGTGCTTCATGCTTCCGGCTGACGACTGGAGGAAATTGTGGTAGAAAGTAATCCGAAACGGAATGATACACAAAAAAAGGTAAAATCCGAAAGTCTTAACCCCGAGGATTAACTTTTTAGGATGGACAAGTTTATCTTCCGTGAATGTTTCCGAAACTTGTTTATTCTTTACGGCCTTCGTAAACTTCTTCGAATGAATCAACCAAATAATAGGCATGAACGCCAAAAGGTACCACCACTTCGATCCGATTAAAGCGAGCGGCGCCAAAAAACCCGCTGTATACCAAGTGCCTGCAAAAAGAAATAAAGGCGAAAGAAAAGGCATAGCCATTGAAAGCGTCACCCCAAGGATCGGAAACACATACCCTCGACCTGACGGCCAGATCGTGCCTTGATTGTTCACCGGGTTGACTGAATAAAGCATGGCGGCCATAAATGACACCCATGAAGCACCAAAAGCGAAATAAATTGAAAGGCAAATGCAGACGTGAAGTATCAAAGCCAGCAGGTGTTCCATTTCTTCTTTGCGGACAATGGCCATGAATAGCTTTCTATTGGCTCGAACAAACTGAACGCTCTTAGCATATATTTTCATCTGGCCGGTGATTTGTAGCCAAAGCTTATGCCAGGCGTTCTTGGCGACTGGTGGGTTTTTCCAGCAGGAGAAGTCGTCTGAGACAAATTTAAAGCGCAAGGTCTTGAAATAAAGAGCAAGGTTTACTAATATTATGAAGCCAATTTTCTCAAGCATTTTTTAATTTCTTCCTTCGTTTTTTTGTTTTCAAGATCAATGTGCCAATTATTATTTTTATTCTTTTGCCCCCATTGGCAAAAATGGTGGTTCCCTTTTCGTTCTCTCCACGTGGCAATCAATCGCGTTTCGTCTTTTGTGCAATTATCTTTTTGGTCAAATAGTTTTTCATAACCTATTTTATTTAAATGATAAGCTACAAACTCCCAAGACACGCTTTTCTTTTTGCGAATCTGTAATCGAACTGTGAACTCGTCACATTTAGAATAAAGAGGATGAAATTGACAACCTTCAACTTTTTCCCAAAACCAACGGCGTATTTTTTTAAATGTGTTTCTAATCGGCATGTTTGACGTGCCCAACCCTTCTTAAAAGATAAGTGATATCCTCCCACCGCCTTAAATCTAAAATCTTTCTTAGCCAATACCGCGGGTCTTTGTAGATGTCGTAAACCTTATGGACATATTTCTGAGCTTCTGCATTGGCTGGCGGGGCCGTGCGCGGCGGCATATACACCGATGCTTGAGCGGTCTTGACATACCCCTTACGAAGTAAGTAATGAATCTCGCTCACCGTCCGCATAGCGTCTTCATGGGTTTCCCAATGGTATCCGAACATTGAAGTCAAATGCACTTCAAGCCCAGCGTCGTTCATGGCTTTCATATTTTCAATTACTTTGTCGCTCTCCTGACCCTTGTGAATAAGGTCGATGGTCTTTTGGTTGGCTGATTCAACCCCGACAAGCATGAACCTGAACCCAGCTTCTTTCATCAGCTTGAATGGCACGACCTTTTCGGAAATTGGTTTCATGTTGGCGCCCAACATAATCTTTTTATTTCTTTTGGATCGTATCATCTTTTCACAAAATTCTTGTAACCATGCTCCAATAGGAAGCGTCCCGGCATCGTCAAATATTTCGTTATGTCCAATTCTGATGCAATCATCTATCTCAGAAAGTACATGGTCTACAGAACGAACACCTCTGTGTTCACCCGCTTGCAGCCTTTCGGTATCGACACAAAACGAACAGCGTCCATACCAGCAAAGGTTCGATGATAGAAGATGAGTACCCCTAGATTTCTTGTAATTGCCGTATTTTAAATATTTTGGGTTCATCGAATTTGTGAACACTCGATCAGGGATGGGGAGTTTTTCATAGTCAACATCAATCTGGCGATCCGATTCTATAATGCGGTCAAATTTTCCGTCATCCTCTCCAAGCCAAACAACCTCATTGCCTTGGTCGCGTAGATGCGTCGCGAACATCGCTAAATGCGCTGGATATATCCAAACTTTTTTTTGGTACTGCCTCTGAGAATGAAACGGACTGTCTTTAAATAGAACCCGCATTTTTTTTCCTTTTTGGCCTTGAAGAATTTTCGCTTCTCTCTATAAATCTGAGATTTGAATATTCGTAATGCCCGTCATTATCAATTCGATCTAGGCTTGGAAAGTTCATACCCTCCGCATTGTCCCGCACCCAAAGATATTTTATTTCTTCCATTGCCAATAAGAATTTAATCCCAAAGCCTCCGTAAGAATGATATGCCACGTGATTTGGGTCATTACATCTTTGCCTAGCACTATCAAATGAATTTATCCACGGTTTATCTTTTCGTCTTTTTTTATTGTAGAGATACCTTTCTCTTATGGTGTTTTTACGATAAATTGCTCTCTTGGCTCTATTTTCTTCTGCTGTTTTCATCTCATCAAATCCTTGTAGACTTGCATTTCTCACAAATGATAACTTTTTCCATTTCAGAATAAGAAACATCATCAACAATATTTCCATCGTCTATTTTTACTTTATATGATGGATTTTTCCACTCAACTCTCGGTCTATTTATACCGATGATAACTCCAGTTTGCCCGTTATAAAACTTTCCTTTAAGAGTAACAATATCTCCATAATTCATTTCATTAAATCCTCCATTATCGCCCACAGGTTGTATTTATAATCCCACTCTGGGTAATCTTTTTTGAACTTAGAAACGTCCGAGATATACCAGATGTGATCGCCTTTTCTTGCCTCTTCGACATATTCACAATCCTTGATTTTAAACCAATTCAACGCTTCCAACACGGACAGGTTAGAATGGCGGCCACCGCCCATGTTGTAGACTTCACCAGGCCGTGGGTTCTTCACGAATGCGTCAATCGCCCTCACTAAATCAGAAGCGTGGATTTGATCTCTGACCTGTTTTCCTTTGTAGCCAAAAATACGGTATTGCCGACCCTCAGCAACGGCACGCATCACATAAGCCAGAAAACCATGAAGTTCGGCTGCACTTTGCTGCGAACCGGTAAGACAGCCTCCACGATAACAAGCAGTCTTCATACCGAAATACCGTCCAAATTCCTGCACCATGATATCGGCTGCAACCTTTGATGCTCCAAAAATACTATGCTTGCAATTGTCAATGCGGCATGTCTCATCAATACCATTATAATCTT